AACGTGCTGTTGTCCGGCGTCGCTGGGACAACGAAGATCTGCGTCTGCTGATTTGGCCCCGTCGTCAGCGCGATCTCATAACCATCGACGAACGCCGCACCAGAGAAGCTTCCAGGCGCGATCGACAATCCTGCGCCGATCGCCGGAGTTGTGCCGACCGGTAGCGCCTGATCGTCCGAGAAATATGACGTGCGGCGCGTGACCTGGTGCAGCCATGCCAACCATTGATAGATCGTCAGGAAGAGATAGTTGAGATACTCTCGGAAGAGACTCTGCGGATCGTCCCAACCAACGTCCTTCTGATCCTCCGAAGGCTCCGTTACGTCGCCCCCGTTGTCTGCCCATCGCGGCAGTTGTGCTGGTCGGTCAGCCATTACCAAGCCTCTTTCATATGTCCGCGAAGAGTATTCGGAAGCTCACTCATCGCATTCGCGAGAGGCACCTGCGGATCGCCGATTTCACGCATCAAAAGCAGCGGGATATCGGTCTCCCAGAATTCGTGAATGAGCCTCACTCCAGCTGGTTTCGCTGGTCGCAAATACGACTGCGCGAATTCTGCGCCACGTTCGACATCTCCGGACGGTACCAGGGTGCCATTCAGAATCACCGTCGCCGGGAACGATTCCACAAGCGTTATGTTGCCGCCTTCGCTCGCGGTGAAGCCGTCGTCGAGCGTCGTCAGAATATTCAGCAACTCATCCGGGCGCCCGCGGCTCCGAATCACCTGCGCTTTGGCACGCAGCCGAATGCGGTATTCTTCGTCGTCGAGCCCCTTGCGTGTAATTCCTATGATCGCACCGATGCGATCCAGTTGCTCACCGAACGCCGTGTCGATCGACCGGAATGAACGCGTGTCGATCAGTGCCTGATCGGGCGCCTGCATCCGCTCAGCGAACACGCAGATCAGATCCTCGATCCGCTCTTGTCCGCGATGCTGGTAAGCCAGCCGAGCCTTCGCCTCCTCGCAGTGGTCCGTAAGAGGGTCGGCGTGTGTGCCGTCGAAATCGGCATCGTCGGCTGCGGCGTCGAGCTCATTTCCCGCGGCATCCGTGACCGTGGTGTCGACCGCGACGTTGTAATTGTCGGTGCCAACGGTCAGATCGCCGTCAAGCACCAGCAGCACATACGTCGGGCTCACCGCTGGCTCGAGCGAGACTGACACCACCGTGCGCGCGGCCGAGCCTACGTCGGCGGTGATCGTGTAACTCGCTGAGTCCGCGATCCCTGAAGCCGCGTCCATCGGCTCCGAGAACACGACACGCACCCGTCTCGTGGTCTCCGCAAACGCGCTCACGACTTCAGGAGCGACGCCAATGCCGACGAACGTGTCCGAGAGCGGAAGCGGCTCACCAATCACATCGATCGATGCCGTGTACTCGATAGCGTCTTGCTGTTCATCAACCTCAACGTCAACGGAGATCGGATCGACACTGCTGCTCGGCGTCACCGAATGCACCACCAGCGGCGCGTCGTTGTCGCTGCGGGCGATGTGATAGGTGCTCGCGCAGCGGAGTGCTTCGTTGTTGGGAACCTCTCGACTGAATGTGATGCGCACTGTGGTCGAGTCGATCGCAGCGGCAGAGATCGACAGCGGAGAAGTAAACCCGGTGACGTCGTCAAATAACGGCGAGAACCGGTTATAGGCGTCGCGGTTAGTTGCGCGATATGAGATCGCGATGCTCATGTGATCGCCGCGTCCCCTGGCATTGCGAGGTCACCGATCGTCCGGTGGATCATCGGCCATTGGTTCGAGTTATCGACCGTCGCGTCAACATCCTCGTGGTTCCATCCCGTGTTCGCCGGGCACCCGCGCACGTCGACGAGCGCACCGAAGTCGCGACCTGCTGCCGCAGCAGCATTGTTCCAGAGCTCGACATCGCGCATCGGCACCCGCGACGTAGTGGCTTCCTGTCCGCTCGTCAGAGCCGACAACGCGAACGCGATGCACTGTCCGGACGTCGCTGAGACCGCACCGCTACCGTCGGAAAGGAATGCGCGGTGCGCCGACGTCGTCTGCAGCGAGGCAGCGGTCACGATATCCGCGGTCGCATTGGAGATCGCGAATAGTGTGAGTGTGAATTCGCCCAGCGCATTCTCGGGATCGTCCCGGATCCACATCAACGATCGGAAGAAAGAATCCCCGTTCGCCTTTGATGCGAAATAGACGTCGCCGTCTTCGGTGGTCCAGGAGCACATGGAGCCGGCGAGCGCTGCGGTCCAAGGGATCATGTTGTGTGCGAGAACCGAAAGCTCCACACCAGTGATCGTCGCGCGCGTCGTCGTCGATCCGCCGCTATATGATCCGACGGCCAGGTAAATATCGACGTTCTGCGGCGTCGTGTCGGCGTTGGAGTTGTTAAAATTGAGGAAGACGCGGAAGGCAGTGCCCATTGCCGGGTTGCCCTTGCCGCTGGGCGGAATCATCTCGACCCACGAATGCGCCTGCGAGGCTTCGGTGCCGAAAACAATGTCGTCTGCGTCTTCGATTCGGCCGGTGGCAAAGTCGGTCCCGGCCCCGGCGTTGGTACCGTTGCTCGAGCGCCCGGATGTCCAACCCACCGAGCGCATATCGTCGATGATCCCGAAACCCTTCTCGCGATATTGGACCGCTTGATCCGAAGCAGACGAGAATGTGACTTGGTTCGGACCGGTCCATCCATCTTTGTTGAGGTTCGCCATTAGTTGAGCCTGTTGAAAGTCACCCGGCTGGAGTCGAAAATGGCCAGCTCGGTGAGTGCGATCGTGAGTGGTTCCTCAGAGATTGGGTTCGCGGCAAATCCGGCGAACAGAGATAGCTGCTCGATGCCGTCGCTATCGATTCGCTGAATAATTTTGAACGGAACTACGTCTCTGCCGATCGTGAAAGTTTCGCCGTACTCGAGAATGGCGGCGAGCGCCTCCGCCTCGATCTCGTCCCGGCGCGCATCGAGCACGCCGGCCTCATATTCGACGTCCAATTTGATCCAGACGTTGCGCTCGGTGGGTCGTGAGAAATTGATCGTATGCGGGTCGCCGACAGCATCCGTGGCGGTGCCTGAGTCCGATCCGTAGGTCTCGATCCCCGCTGGCTTACCGAACCAGATCGTATCGACGATGTCTTGGTCGTCGCCGCCACGGATGACCGTCTCGAAGCTCTTTCCCGGGCGGCCGTCGCTGTCATCGATCGCGGATTCGTTTTCGATGATCACGCATTCCGTGACTCCATCCAGCCGCAGGATCGAAGCGCGGATCGCCTCGGCCGCTGATCCGCCGCCGGCGCGCATGGTGAGCCCAAAGACCTCGCGGAGCGATGCATCACTCTGCACGTCGTTGCCCGTGTCGGCATCGAGTGCGTTCGTCACCGACGTCCACCCGGATACAGGCGTGACAATCTCAGTGATCGTTCCTGCAAGAGCAGCGACCGGCCCGGTGCGCTCAGGGCGCGCGGCGACCGTTGCTGTGCCGCCGCTGATCGTCGCCGCCGCTTGGTGCACCCAGCGCTCCCCGGCTTCATCGGCGGAGACGCTGTTGATCGGGATGACCGTCCCGTTCGTGCCGCCGAGCGTGAGCGTAACCTCCGAATATGTGGCTGCGCTGCGTTCCACCGCAGCGAGAGCGACCAGATCGTCGAGCGCGGCGCCCTCTGCGCTGTCCGGATAGGCCGACGAATAGACGTGTTGCGCCTCAGCCCAGATCAGCGACTCTCGTTCCGCAAAAATATCGCGGAGCTGCCCGAAAATTGATTGTTCGGTGAGTTGGATATTTTGCCCGAAGCGCGCGCGCAACTCTGCGCCGATCTCCTCGCGGCACTCGTCGAGCGTCTTGGGATTGAATCCTTCTGGAGTGAGGCCGTGCGGCACGTCAGACCTCCACCACGCCGGCGACGACTCCGTCCGCGCCCTCGGCCCTCCAGGTCACCTTGAGCTCTCGCGTCGAGTTGTTGAGCGAGACGTCGACGGTGAGCACCTTGGTCACACCGGGCGTTCGTGCGATCTCGTCGCGGTAGAGCGCGGCGATCTGGTCGAGCCGCGGCGCCTTGACGAAAATCTGATCGTAGTACGGGACACCGATCGATGTGTTCAAGAAATACTCGTTGCGAAACCACTTCAGACGAATGCTGATCGCCTGCGCGAGGTCGGCTGCGAGCACGAGGTCTCCGCCTTCGATCGCCAGGTCGCCCGTCGTCCGATCGAGAAAAAGGTCTGGGCCGAGCGTCAACCTGCTCGGATCCTGTTGGCGCTACTTCCCCTGTGTCAGCGAACCGTCGCCGCCGTGCTCAGCAGCGTAGCCGGAATTACCGGAGGTGGTGCCGCCGGCGGGCCGGCAGTGGCTCCTGAAACCGGGAGGGATAGCGTCGACAGCCACGTGCGCAGAGCTTCGAGAAACGTCTGGAGGTCCGCTCCGCGCGGGATCGGGGAGTCGGCCGTCCCCCCTGCATCAAGCGCCACCGTTGGCGCTTGGACGTGGATCGAGTTTGCACTCAATTCGAGCACGACTGTCCCGGTCTCGTTCGCGATCCGAAGATTCGTTGGGCTGATGTTCGGTAGCGGAAGCGTGCGCGGGCGGATCCCGGCGAGGACGACCGCATCGGAGAGATCAAACTTTCTGGCCTGCGTAGGCGTCACCAAGGAGCCTGGTGGTGCTTCGAGCCAGTCGTCAATGCTGCGCTCAGCGAAGTGCAAATAGACGATGTCGCCGACCGCCAGCGGCCACGTGATCGACCAGCCTGCGCCGCTCGGATATTGGATCGGCACGTTAGTGATCACCGGAATCGTGACCGTCACCGGTGACTCATTTTCGTCGACCATGACTCGACGCAATAGCGGTTGCACGTCGGCGCTCTGCTTGGTGGGATCGAAGCTGACAACCGTCGCGGGCAGGCCCGTGTGCACGTCAAATAGGCGTCCTTCGATCGCGTCGAGTATCAGACGGACGATGTCGTTCGATATATCCTCGCCTGGGGGCCTGGCCGCATCAGCGATCGCGTCGATCGGTGTGGTCACGATTTCACCTCCGCAATGATCGCCGTCGAGTACCACTCCGCGCCATGCGTATCTCCGCCGTGTTCGGATTGTTCGACGCGAAATGCTCCGCGCGCAGATCGTGAGTCGAGTTGCACACGACGCCCCGGCTTGAGTTTCGGTTGGAGCAGCGAGATCACCGAATATAGGAGCTTCCGAGGACGCTTGCTGTCGTAGTGACGCGTAGGTGCTCGGATCAACCCAGAGTCCTCCGAGAGCACAATGGCCTCTTCCTGCGTGGCATCGTCGGGACCAAGCAGGAGCAACTCCCCATTGACGATCGTCCACCGTACACCCAGAGCGCGCGTAAGTTTGTCGAGCTCGACCTTGCCGGTTCCGCAGATCGTGTAGCCGTTGAAGAACGAGGCGATCTGCCGATCGAATTTCCCTGACTTCGCCTGGGCGATCGCACGCGTTGCGTTGACCTGCATCGCCGTCGCGATCAACTCGAGCACCTGCGCTACAGTGGCGCGCGGAGCGAGCACGCCGTTTATTATGCGTCGCCCTTCGGTTGCTCCGTCCGTGGCGCTAATGCTCGTAGAGAACCCTGGCAGCATGCGCTGGTGCGTGATGCGCTCAGCGACGCCTGAGAAGAGCGCCCCAGCCGTATCGATGTACCCGGCTTCGATAATAAATTGCGGCTTGAGCGCCAGGCTGAGCGCTCCTTGGCTCGCCTCGTTGAGATTGTAGACGGTGGCGTCTGCGGTGTTGCTTTCCGCTGCAAGCGATTGCGTAACCTTGAATTGAATCCGCAGCCCGTGCACGCGCACTCCGGCCTCGATGCGATCGCCTTCGATGCGACGCGTTCCAACAGTGAGCACAACGCGGCGATCGAACAGGCTCATTCGGCCTCGAATGTCTCCGTGATGTCGAAGTACAGGAGCAGCACGCGCGTCCCGAAATCCTCTTGCTCGGGATCGATCCGTCGATTCGTCGTGTCGAACGCCGTCAACTGCCCTTGCGCGATCCCATCGACGTGCTTGTGTTGCTGCGTCAGCAGCGTGTCCACTGTGACCTTGCGACCGAAGACCAGCGGCTCACCATCCGCGTCGGAGATATCGACGAACCATGCTTCAGCGCGCGGATTCCATCGGAATCGAAATTCGTAAACAACGCCGTCGAGATCGATGCGCTCCGTGTAGTCTGTGAGTGTCTGCGATAGCGGTATCTCAAGAGCAGCCACGTCTGCACCTCATGGAATAATATTCAGCGCGCTCCCTATCGTGCCTAGTTTATTGAGCCCGCCGGCGAGTGCCTTGGAACGGTCCTGCGTGAATATATGTTTGCCTGCGATACTTCCGCGCGCTGACGCCGTGGCTTTTTCGTCCGCTGTTTTGGTCCCTTTCTCGCCCAGCTTCGATGTCCCGTTCCCGAGAACACCCGTCGCAACGGTTACGACTTGAGCGGCCGCGACTCGGATCTCGCGCAGCTCGGCGCTGAAGCTGAGGAGCGATCCCGTGTTCCGGTCGCGCGAGACACGAAACTCCGTGATCACCATGCTCCGGTACACCTTGAGGCCGGTGACCACGGTGATCGCCTCTCGCTGCTCGTATATTTCGAGCAGCGTCGCGTAAGCCGATGCCGCGCTCGAAACGATATCCGTCGTCGTTGATTGCGCGGTGGCGATGATCGCTTCCATCTGCAGCGTGAACCCGTTGGATTGCACGTGGTCTGCGATCAGGCTTCCCGACTCGATCGGATGCTCAGACACGGAGGAAGAATGCGTGTGCGTCTCCGAAAGGCTCACGGAGAGCTCGACCGGACCGATGCTTGGCCGAAAGACCAGGACCATTAGTGCTTCCCTCGGAATCGCGAGGCGATCTCACTCCCCGCACGCTGCATAGCCTGATTCACGCCGGTCGCCGCTGCTCCTCCGATCGCCTGTGGCGATACGGTCCCGTTGCTCGTCACCGAAACATCCACCTTCGCCCCTTCGACCACGATTGACGTTTCTGACCCGCCGGCGGAGCTGGTCACCAGCGGCACACGGGGCGCTTCCGGGAACCCGAGCGACTCCTGAATTCGCTGGCCGACGTTGCGCAGACCGACGCGATCATCGCTCCGCAGGAATTGTTCGATCCGCATGCTCGCCCCGCGCAGCAACACACGAAGTGGCTCGGGGAGTGCCTTTTCAATCAACCTCCCGAACGCCATCCACTGATTGATCCAGGAGTTGATAACTTCTTTGAATGCGTTGATTAGCGTGTCGACCAGGCTCTTGCCGAGCCCAAGGACCGCATTAGCCCACCATTTGATCGCGTATTTGAGGTTTTCGATCAGGGCATTGCCAATGCCGCCGATCTCTCCGGCCTCCTCAAAAAAGCCTTTGAAGAAGAAGTCAACGGCTTCGATCGCCGACCCGATCGCGTCTATGATAGCGGCGATCGTTTTGACGATCCAATGCGCGTTTGGCTTACGTGCCTCCTCCAGAAACGCGTTGCGGAGGTTGCCGATCGCCGACTGTCCGCCAGTTACAAAATAATAGACGTCCTCAACGGCGAGCGCGATCAGCGCGGCAATGGCCAGGATTGCCAATAGCGGAGCCGCGGCCTTGATCCACGCCAGCGTTGCAGCAGCGGCGGCTTTCACGGCAGCAAAACCGAGTGCGCGATACTTGAAGATCAGCAGAGTCAGCGTCGTGACCGCAAAAGTCTTCAGAAAGACATGGTGCTCGTCGTAGAACTTACCTAACTTCAGCAAACCCGACAGGAGCGATGCGATCGCCTTCGTCCATTTGCCCACCGTTTTGACGATTCGTTTGATCAGGTCGTCGTTCTGCACGAGCAGATCGATCACCTCCTTCACGGTCGGCATGAACGCGATCGCGAATTGCAGCCCGACGCCTTTGACGATCAGTCCGAGGTCCGTGAACGCATCGTCCAGATCCTCCGCCGCGGCTGCAGTCTGATTATCCATGACCGCGCCGAGCAGATGCGCACGTCGCCGCATCGCCTCGATGCCTGCAGCACCCTCATTCAACAACGGGATCAATTCCTGGCCCGACTTGCCGAAGATGCGCATCGCGATCGCCGTACGTCGCGCTGGGTCTTGTACGTCCTTGATCTTGTCTGCGACCTCCTGGAACAGCGTGATCGTAGGCTTCACCGCGCCGCTCGCATCACGCACTCTGACGCCGACGAGCCCAAACCCAGCAGCAGCCTCTTTGCTTCCGCGCTTGGCCTCGTCGGCGTTGCGCTGCATGTGCTTCAGGCCAGCAGCGAGTTGGCCGAATTCGACGCCAGCGTTGTCCGCAGCGTACGAAAGCTCCTGCACCTCCTCAGCGGTGATACCGAGCTTCGTGCCGGTCTTGGCCGCGCGGTCTCCGAGATCTGAGGCACTCTTGACCATTGCGACGATCGCCGCGCCGGCAGCAGTCACCAGCGCAACGAGAGACGCCGCGCCCTGAATCAGCCCTGAGAATTGCTTCTCGGCAGCCTTCGCCCCGGTTTCGTCGAGGTCGAATCCTAACCGGGTGACTAAGGATCGGATGAGCACCGCGGGTCCTCTCGTGCCCCGCGCGCGCTCATGGCCGCGGTGGCTTCGCTTTAATCTTGGCCTCGAATTCGATCAGTTCATGCAGGTCGGCGAGGTCGCTCAGATCGTGCCATTCCTGGAGATCTCTCAGCGACGCCTTGCCTGCCAACACCACCGCGTAGATCCTCCAGTCTATGTTGCTTTCGCGGGCGTCAGCGACTTCATCTTCGCGGAGATAGCGGACAGGACCGCGTTTCCTTCTAAAAAATCGGCGAAATTCACCTTCAGTGCCCAGGGCACCAACTCCAGCAGCAGCAATTTGTATTTGCCGGCGAATTCGAGATCAAAATTCACCACCACGCCGTCTTTCCGGAGACCGCCGAGCAGCGTCTTGATCAGGTCCACCGTGCCTGGCTTCGAGATATTCGTCGCGATCGCGCCGATCGCCTTGGCGATCGAGTCGTCCTTTATTTCCTCGCCGCTGATTCCGGTGCCCACATGCCCGGCGCCCTCGCCGATAATACCGGCGATCTGCGTCAGAATGCGGAGCCCTTCGGTGGCGGCCAAGCGATTGAGCATCCACTTTGCGCCGGCGCTGTCGCTGAATTCGTGGGTTATATTTACGGCCATTCAAGACCTCACGCGAACGCCGGCGCAGCACCATGCACCGGGATCAGTTCCAGCACGCCGATCTGCCACTCCAATGCCTCGACGGTGCCTGCGTAGACTTTCGTCGGCGGTTTCATGATCCGCGAGCTCAGCCCGTTGTGCGACGTCAGCGTCGATGGATCGGTGATCGAGATTGGCCCGAAGCCGACGTTGAGCGCCATGTCTGCGGACAAGCGGCTCTGCAGCCAAGCGTTCGAGAGTGAGCCGGGCATGAGCCTGAGCGTAACGGTGGCGCTCAGGTCGTTGCTCTTCGCCCAGGCGCCTTGGCCGTCAGCGCCGATCAGTTTGGTCCACAGGTCGGAGTCGTACTCGATGTTGACGAAGGTGTCGGGCGCGTACCCGTCGATCAGTACGCCATGCACCATGACGACCAGAAGCTTGGGATCGAATGTTTGGACAGTTCCGGGCACAGGTCACTCCTTTCGATCAGACGGACAGCACCGCGTCCATCCTGACCTTGTGGACAGCGCCCGCGTACGGCGCGGTGATTCGATAGGGCTCGCTCGCCGGGATCGCACGTGTCGCGCGATCGTTGGCCGAAATGTTCGCGATGTTCGGCGCAGTCACGACATAGCCGGGCACTTGCTCGTCGCCGTTCGCCAGCGTCAGCGAACCGGCGAACAGGCCCGTACGCACGAACCGCTCGAGCGATGCTTCGATCGGCGCCTTGCCAGCGTTGAGCCCCTTCTGCGTGAAGGGAACCTTTGGCGCGCGCCGGAGGAAATCGAACATGCTCGCTTGCGCGTCCGCTGCCCAAGCGTCGGTCCCGTGCATGATGTCGATGAATTCGCCGGAGACCATCGTCCCCTCGTAGAAGATCGACACGCCAGCAACGTTCCTGAAGCCGTTTGCCGACTTCGAACGGAGGTTCGTCAATTCGGTCGTAGTGAGTTGCGTAGCGTCGATACCGCTCGGCGACTTGAACTTCCAGGTGATCGATCCCGCGTTCGGCGGCAGGCAGATACCCACCACAGCCGCATCGAGCGCCTCGGTGTCGTCGGGGTGATAGACGAGCGCGGTGCGGTCGTAGCCGAGCGCGTGAAGCTCCGATGCAACGTCAGTGTCCGTGTCGCTCGCGTTGTACGGCGTGGCCAGGATCGCAGCGTCGTCGCTTTGCGCGATGAAGATCTTGGTCATCGCCTCGATCTCTGCCGCAGTCGTCATGATGTGGTTGCGATCGCGCTGCGTGATCAGCAGGCAATACCAATCGGGCTGGTAGTCCTCGATCGCCGCGAGATCTTCAGGGATACCTACGTTCGGGCGCGCACCGGTGGACGCGCCGAGCGTGACGTCGTTCGTGGTGCTGGTGTCGACGATCTCGAAGGTGAAATTCGTACCCGCCACGTCGGCAGTGACAAGCACGTCGTTCGTGCTCGCGGTCGCGGTGACCGCGCTGCCGACGTTGGTGTTGATGATCGCGATCAGCCCGTCCCGAAGCTCCGCCTGCGTCGCTGACGCATCCGTCGTGTACGAGCACGGAGTCCCGTTGATGCGCACCGTGTAGATCGAAGAGTTGTCGACCATCGCCGGGATGACGAAGAGTTGCGTCTGCGCCGGCAGCGTCAGCGGCGTCGTCGGGCCGGTGGCGATCGAATATGTGAACGGAATACCCGCCACATCCGAGGTGACCAACACATCGTTGGTGCTCGTCGTTGCAGTCACGACCTCACCCACGGCCGCGTTGATGGCGGCGATCAGCCCGTCCCGAAGCTCCGCCTGCGTCGCTGACGCATCCGTCGTGTAGTCGCAATTCGTTCCGTTGATCACGATCCGATACAACGTGCTGTTGTCCGGCGTCGCTGGGACAACGAAGAGTTGGAATTGCGCAACAGCGGTTGCGCGCCGTCCGACGGCGAATCGCTCCGGGTGCGGGCTCTGCGACATGATCGCGCGCGCCTGGACGTACGCCATGTCTGATGTGGTGAACCCGTCATCAAGCATGTCGGCGGCGGCGGTGTAGTAGCGCAATCGCTCGGTGAAGCTCGCCGGAACGCTCGCCGGAAGAATCAACGGCGTGCCGAATCCAGCCTGTGATAGAGCGCTGGTGTCGCGGGTGATCTGAAGGACTACGACATCATCGAGCTCGCTCGGCATCTCAATCTCCTATTCGAACGTCGACACGATCCCCGTGCCCATTCCTGCGGTTTCGACATAATCGATGATCGCCACCGACCGCTGACGGCATCGCAAACGCATGTCGAAGCCCGTGCGCTTCTCCCAGCGGGACCCGAACACAGCGTCGAGCGTGCGAGGTCCCTCGACTGAAGACGTCGACCAGCCCGACGCGTGCAGCGCCTCCTGTGACACCGGATCGTCGAGCCCAAACTCGATCGCTTTCGACAACGTCATCGCCACGTCATCAGGCGCGAGCACCTCCACGCTGAACGTGGTCAGCGCATCGATGTAGGTCGTGTCGGCGATCTTGATCGCCAGGTTCGCACCGACCTCGAGTTCTGGCTCTTCGGCGCCAGCATCGCGCACCAGAACCAACGCATCCGAAACGATAGCGCTCGCGGTGACGGGTTCGCCGCCAGCGTTGATCGATGCGATCAACCCGTCGCGAATCTCGACCAGGGTCGGGGATGCGTCGGCGATGAACGTGAAATCGACATCGTTGATCGTGACCGTGTACGTGGCTAGCGCGATCGCCGCGGTCACCTGGATCGCCAACTCGTTCCGGTGCTCGGCCATGCCGTCGTTCACCGGCGCTGTAACGATGTCGAGCCGCACGAATGGCGGCGGCGGAGATGGCGCGTCCTGTTTCGACCACACGACGGCGATCGCGTCGTCCGTGACTCGTCCGCGCGCGAAGTCGAAGACCGCTTGTTTGAGATCTTCCCAGTCCTCTGGGTAGTAGCGGAATGGCATATTTACGCTGCTCCTTTGATGATATTGTTCATGGAGTGCGTATTTGGTCGGAAACTATAGTTGAGCGGTTCTGGTCCAACGTCGACAAGAGCGACGAGAGCGGCTGTTGGATATGGGTCGGGATCCACTGAAACGTAGTGCCTCATGATTGCTCCCGCTGGGCGATCGCTTTGGCGTATCCCGCTTGCGCGGTCCAAGATTCGACCGCGCGCACACGCCACGTGCGTCCGCTCCACGTCACCACGTCGGCCATCTGCCCGGTCGAAACGTCAGAGGTCCGAAGGCCGTCTACGGTGTAGATGGCGATTGATTCGATCGTGCGCTCGTTCTCCGGAAGCATCCGGAGATCTTTCGGCGTCGCCGGTTGCACGTGCGCATCGGCGGTGAAAACCGTGGCCGCGCCAGGTGTCCAGTTGCCGGTGGCCGACGAATACGAGCCGGACGCACGCGAGACGGAGATCGCCGTCGGCGCGCCCAAGTGCGCAACAACCACTGCACCAATCGCGGCGAACGGATTCGGCACTACGCGGCCTCCTCTGTGACTGTGACGTTGTCTCCGCTGTCGTCGCGACCGCTCATGTGCACGGCGTATGTGATGCCTTGGCGCAAGCGACCGGTGTCGATCAGCGTCCGACTCGATCCCTTCATCTCGATCGTGCGCGGAGCGTTGGGCGGAGGCGTATTGCTCGCGATCTCATTCTGGACCGCTGCCTGAAACCACGCACCGATAAGCGCGAGCCCATCCGCCGCCGTCCTCTTGCCGTCCACGACTTGCTCGAGTGCCTTCCGCTGCACGACACGCAGCGCTTCCTGATTCTTGTCCCAGGCGTTCCGCATGAACGGGCGAGGGGGGATTCGGCCGTCCTTGGTGCCAAACTCGTTCACGGTCGCGATCGCCGCGAGGTTGAGATCTTCGCTGGCACCGATATTCGCATCCGCGCCCTGAACACCGACGGTGACGTATGCGCCCTTCGCTGCGCGCAGCTCGCGCATGATGCGTGCGTACGCAGGGTCGATCTTTACGGCGAAATCGGCGCGCATCAGACCACCGCCCGGATGCCGCCGTGCCGATGCACGATGCGGTTGTACGCTTTGCCGAAAGCTGTCGAGTCGAGCTCGCTCAACGCCGAAGCCGCTGCAGCACTCACGCTCGCGTACGAGATCGAAGCGCTGCCAGCCGTGACGCTCGAGATTCCCGATGCAACCGCGCCGCTCGCCGCACCGTCGTTGATCGAATTGGTCGCGATGTGCGCGGAAAGATATCCGTGTGCATCGTCCGCGACGTCGCCGAAGAAGTCGTCGTTGATCTGGCGCGACGCCTCCTGAAGGACCATGTCCATCAGGTCGTCCGGGTACGCGGTCGTGTCGGCGAATTGCTGGTACCGCGTCCTAAACTGTGCGAGCGTCATCGCCACCGGCGTTGATCCCCCTTCGCGCTACTTGCGCTTGCTCTTGGGCTCTTCTTTCGCCGCTAGAACCTCGGCGCCCTCAACTTCGCTCGCCGGGATGCGCTCACGCGCCTCAGCCACAGCCTGCGCGTACTTCGCGGAAGCGATCGCTGCCTCGGTGTTGCCGGTCTCCGCCTGCTTCTCAGTCGCGATCTGCAACGGAGCGTTGGGGTAGAGCTCGTAATCGAGCAGCGCGCGCCCATCCGACTTAGCCTGCGCCTCCGAGGGTCGCAGGATGCGGAGGAGCGGCGGTTGCACCGGTTGGTCTTTGCGTCCGAGCGGATCGTGTTGCGACTCCATCGCCTTGGCGAAGTTGGACCTACGCTTTCCGCGCGCTCCCTTCTTCTTCAACTCCTCGACGATCGCCTCATCGACGGGGTTGATGCCCGGCATGAACCGGATCGGAATGACTTGCCCGTCGATCTTCAGGCTATCGACATATTCGCGGCGAGCTTCGACAAAGACCTGACCCATGATGCTCCCTTCGTCTGATCGCTGAGATCACATGCCTTCGCCGTAGACGGCGGAGCGCGGATAAAAGAAGACGGTGCCGCCGAGCGTCTGCCAGCCAGGCACCGAAACCGCGAACCCTTCGGGCTGCGGATCCAGGAACGTGAAATACATCGGGATCACCGTGACGACTTCGTCCGGGCTCTTCCGATACGCGAGGATTCGCTTGCCGCCGCTCGTTCCAGCGGTCTCGAGATCGCGCTGCCATCCCCAAGTCGTGATGTGCGGATTCACGTTCTGGACGAACTGCATCACGGTGGTCGAATCGACCGAGCCCATCCGCGTCGTCTGCATTTTGCGAAGCAGCGACGGCGGAAACAGCATCGTGTCGACCTGCTCGACCTGGTTCGTCGTCAGCCACGGACGATCCGCCAGGAAGGACACATCCTCCGCGATCTCATCGCCAGTCGCGGCGCCGAGCCAGTCCCCATTCGGCACGTTCACCAGCGGGACGGCCGTGTTGTTGTAGAGGCCGGCGATCCCGAGCGCGGCGTCACCGAGCAACACGATGTTGTGCTCGAATTGCTTCGCCTGCCGTCGAGCAGCGTCAGCCTTGCGCTGGCTCAGCGGGACGCCCATGTACATCGCGCTCGCGAGCTCCTGCACCGTGTAGTTGAAGCCGACGCCCATCGCCGCGATCGGGAACGTGTGCCGTCGCTTGCCGATCTCCACTCCCGGAACGCGCGTCGGGTTCGGGCCGATCCACTCGGCCTGACCGGCGATCTCTCCCGAATCGAATGCCCAAGACATCGCTCCCTGAGCGATGCCCGTCGCGAGCGGCGCATGGTTGAGCGCGTCGAGCGCAGGATATTTCTGGTCGTAGGTCCGAGCCATGACCTGCTGAAGCTCGTTCTGCACGAACATGCTCGGCGCGAGCGCAGCGTCATAACGGCGCTCCGGCGCCGGGGCCATCGCTTCGATCATGCTGTCCAATCGTTCGAGACTCATTGATTTCGTCCTTTGTCCTTTCGGCCAGCCTGACCTTACGGAAGCTCGAGCACCGCGATCCCGGCACCCGAAGTCGAAGAGCGGAACTTCGCTCCGATGACTTGTTCGCAGTCGGTTCCGTCGGCGTCGTTGCGCCACGTCCCGACCTCTTCGGTCCCCGTCGCGGTGTGTCGGAAGTAAGCGTCATCGCCCCAGGCGACCGCCTCTTCGACCTCGACGTAGACATGCCCGGATTCGATCACCGAGAACGCCTTGAGCGGGGCGACCTGTCCTTCGGCCGCATCGGTCGTGCTCACGACGTTGTGGTGGCGCGCAGCGACTCCGACGAAGAGCAGCGGCACGTTCGCCGTCGTCTCCGCAACCGTGAGCTCAGAATCGACCTCCGCGACGGTGAACGGCGTACCCGGAACATCCGCGGTAAGCGTGAACTCGTCCGTGGTGTCGGCCGCAGTGATCGGGATGTTGAGCGCGTTGACTCGAGCGGTGAGCCCAGCCGAGATCTCCGCAGTCGTCGCCGAACCATCCGACGTGTAGTCGATCTGGTACGAATACCCGCCGGTGAGGATTATGAAACTGTAGACCTTCGAGTTCGTCGCCGCCGTGACGGTCACCGTGGTGACCTGCGCGGTCGGAGCGAAGGGGAGGCGAACGCTCTGATCGGTCGTGCCCGATCCGGTGCGCTTCACCACCGCGCGGCCGAACTTGATCGGGGTCTGCGCGACGTTTGCGACCGTCGCCGAGCCCGAGAGGTTCGAGTCCGAGTCCGCGTACGTGAACCCGGTCCCAGCGGTCGCCGCGATGATTCGCAGCAACGAGCCGAACGGCTGAAATACGACGACGTCTTGAAGCGCGAGCGTTGCGCGACCAGCTTCGATCAGTCCGTCGCGAATCTCGGCGACCGTGGCCGACGCGTCGGACGTGTACGTCACCGGAATCCCGTTGATCGTGAACAGATACGCCGTGCTGTCCGCGGCGGTAATCGTGACGTCGTGGATCTGCTTCGCCGACCCGAGGTCGTTGATGTACGAGCCAATGTCGTGGCTCGCGTTGTTGATGCCGACCAGTTGACCGGGCATGCCGATCGCCGGGTTGCTGTAGGACTGCTGAAGCGACATTTCTCGCTACCTCTTCCCGTTCCTCAGCTCGCCGGCGTTGAAGCCGGGGCCGTCTTCCAGGCGCTTTCCGCCTCTTTGAGCATTTTGGTGCGCGCCTCTTTGGCGACGTTGCCGCCGCTCTGCTTCGCGGCGTCGGCGCGGCGCTGCGCCTCCTGCTGCGTCTTGTCCTTCGACGCGTTCAGCGCGTCGCCCATCGCCTTCGACGAATCGATGCGCGATGTGACGTGCTGGAAGATGCCAGCGACGTACTCGTCGCTCTTGCCGTCGATCGGCGTGTCCGGCGACTCGGCCTTCACGACCTCACGCATGAGCGTGTTGCTGTCCATGCGCGCGAGGTCAGCGATCGGCCGCTTGAGCACCGCTGCTGCCTTGACAACGATTTCGGCTTTGCTAGCGATCGCCGCTTCCTCGGTCGCTCGCACCTTCGCCTGCTTCTCGGCGTCTTGGCGCGATTTGAGGTCGGCGGTTGCGGCATCGAGCGCGCCCTGCATCTGATCGATCTTGCGATTCAGCGCAGCGACGTCCGCATCTTGGCGAGGCGCCTTCTCTGCGGCGTCCGCACGCCCTTGGAGTTGTTGATAGGCCGAAGCCACCGCTTCGGGGACCTCGTGCTCGACTTCGCCAATCTTGATCTTGGCCATTGCTGCTCCCGCGCGCGGCTGCGCGCCTGTGCCGGCCAAAGCCGGCGATTCGATTTCGTCGCGCTGAACAGCGTCCGTGCTGTCCATGCGCATGCGGATGTCGGTCCCAAGACGCGGTGATTCGGTCTGCGCAACGTGGTTGCCGCGGATACGCGTCTGGTAACTGTCGAAGCGATGCTCGCGCCCGTTCTCGTCGGTCCACGTGCCGGCGACCGGAAAGACCAGCGTGTCGTATCCGCCGCTGAGACCGGTCACCCCGGACTCCGCCGCAGAGATCGCCTTCGGGTCGGTGATCAGGATGTCGGTTCGAAGTCGATCACCGTCTCTGCGCGGCTGCCCGACTGAGCCGACCTGATAGTCACGCACGATCCCAGGGAGGAGGTTTTTCGGTGGGTGCTCGAGCGTCAGCGGGACCAGAGCGAAGCTCGCGATCGCTTCCGGATGAAAGACTTCGTCGGGGTGCCTGAGCTCGGTGAACGGGGTTCCGTCGGCGCGCTGGTAGCGGAACACGCCGGCGCGCGCGACGAACCCCTCGGCACGGATGAATCCTTCGGGCGTCTTCGTCGGGCTCTTGAGCTCGCCGCGGTCGTATCGACGCACGGCCTGGCCCTCGCCGGACTCTGCGCTGTCGAATCGGACCGCCGTGTAGCTCGGGAGACCCACGAACTATGGGAGTTCTGTTGCCGACACTTCCCCCGTGTAAATTGATCGGCGCCGTGGCCTAGCGAACGCACGCGCGACTGCATCCACTTCGTCGGCATCCACAGCGACGGGTATCTCGGTCAGGCCCATGTCACGGAGCACCGAGAACCTGTGGCGGCCGTTGCCGAACGACACGCGTCCTAGCGCCTCGTTGAAATCGATGCGCGGAGCTTCGATCGCCTCGCCGGATTCGGCGAGCGTCTCCAGAAAGCGTTCGAAGCCGGCGCGCCTACCTTCGATCTCAGCACCGCCTCCGCCGCGCTGGATGTAAAATCCAGCGTCGCGCTCCCAGGCGCGATCCAGATCTGCGACTCTCACCAGGATCAATTTTTGGCGCGCGTCCTTCGAAATGCGATCGCGCTTGAACTCCAGAGCGCGATCTCCCAGCGTCACGCTGATGGTCTTAGTCGTAACGACCGGACGCGGCTCATCCGCCGCTGGACGCAGTTCGTGCTGCGGTTGGACGAGGCGTGGCGTCGGGCGGGAGCGCTGTTCTTCGCGCGGATCCATCACCTCCGGCGCGCCTTCGAGCAAATCGCCGAAGACTGGGATGCCGACGCACCTGCAGCGGATCGGTTTTCCTGGGTGCCCATCGATATTGTCGACGTCGAGCCCTTTAGCGCGAAGCTGCGGCTCGATCGGTTCGTCGTAGTGGAACGTCTCGCCTTCGCGCTCGCGATGCGTTGGGCGCACACGTTCGTCGAGAGATGTGCTCCATGTGTAGCGGTTGATCCCGAGCTTTTGATTCCGCACGCGCGCAAGATCGCCGTACAGGCTGCCAACCTGGTCTTCAGCGATCAGGCGCGCGCGGTTCAGCGTGATCGACTCGCCAGCACGGTCGAGGTCGTCGACGATTTGTTCGGCGATCGATTCGCTGCCGAGCCCCGAACGCACACCATCGCCGATGCGTCGAGCGACACCGTCGAGCGCGTTCTCGCTGAGGTCTTCGATCAGGCGCGCATTCGTGCTGATGAAATTGTCGATCACTGGCTGTAGCCACGGCTCCTCAAGCTCTGGCCGCACGCCGAGCACCGACTGCACTGCGCGCTTATGGTCGCGGTCCTGCGCCTCTGCGACTTTGCGCGCCGTTGATCGCGCGGCGATCTTCACCGCCGACTTGGTCTGCGCCAAGAACTGGATCTTGACCTCGCCAATCAGCGATTGGACCTGATCGTCGAATTGATCGCGCCTCTGTGCATATGTGCCCTCAGCGTCCCCGCGAAGCTCCGCTGGCGCGCTGGCTACGATCCCCGGAAGGCGCGGGAGCACAACCCGGCGCACATGCGCGAGCAAATCATCGAGCACACGAGTGAGCGCCTTGTAGTATTCGCGCTCGAGCAAACGCGGCACATGTGCTGCTGGAGGTCGGCGGAGGTGTTTCAACCTTCCGGCGCGGTGTTGCGCGCGCACGGCTTGGCGAAAGCTCTCGCGATCGATAACGACGATCGGTGCTGGTTGCGTGGCGAGCACCATGTTTCTATCGACCGGTTGGTTCTCTGATGGTCTTCTCGCTCCAGCGAGATCCTTCGGGTCTATTGTATTTCGCTTCTAGCTTGGCCTTTTTCTTTGCGAGCGACAGAGCCAACTTCTTATAATCTCGGTGCTCCTTACGTTTGCCGTCGAGCGCTTCGTCGTCGTACTCGAGCTCGGCGAGCGCCAGATCAACGTAAGCGTCGAGTGCTTTCCAAGCCCAAATGCTCCGGCCTTTGGTGGCCCGTAGTATCTCCGTCGCACTATTAATCGCTTCGTCGGAGTACTCTCCTTGCTGAATCGAAAATATTGCTCCGCGAATCACCGCATTATCTTGAATGTCAGGTGGCTCTTCGCCCACGCTTTTGTAATCGCGTTTTATCTTGGCGATCATCTTATCTTCTTTTTTGAGAGCATCAAAAATAGGGTCGTCGGTTTGGGGGCCGTCCTCGAGTTCGCGAACGACAGCAGAGGAGAGGTGCGGCTCACGATCGAACTGATTATAGTTAAACTCATCCTCGGGATCCGAATAGCGCGACGCCTCCGGATTGTGCGCCGAGCGACCGTCGAATTTCAGCGGTCTGGAACCATGTCCGCCGCCCTCCCCCCAACGCCCTAGTTCGTCGCGTGGTTGATTTGGATCGAACGCGTCCTCGCGCTCCTCTGGATCGGCTCCACCATTGCGCAAACCCATCTCTTCGGCTGCAACTTCGTCCTCAGCGGGATCGGGCTGCTGGGCATCTGGCTCCAGCGTGGCGTCCAGAGGCCAAGGGCAGTTCGGATCATTGAGGTACTTACCGCGAACCTCCATCGGCAAGACGATGCCGAGGCCCACGAGCCGCTCCTCGGTCTGAGAATCCACCGCGCGCTGATCGGCGTTCTCTTTCTCGTTGGGTTCTTCGAGCGGCAGAAATTCAATCGCCCACTGCTCGGGCTCTTTCCCTTTGAACGGCCCCTCGCTGGCTGCGATCAACAGTTGGAGTAGGTACGTGATCAGTCGCCGCAAGAGCCGCCGCTGCTTGTTCGCAACCGAGTCGTAGAAGGCGCGTCGCCCGCTCTGGTCGTCGGTGCTGAGGCCGGTGGGCGGTTGTCCGAACAGGATCGACAACGGCATCTCCGCTGCCGCCGCGAGCCGGTCCATGATCCTGATGATGATGTCGGAAAGCCCCATCGGGACTTGGTTGCGCCGCTCGTACGTCTCGCCCTCGTCGAGAACGATCATGTTGAGCATCGAGCGCACCAGCGACATCGTCTGCAGCCGCGTCAGCACGATCTTGTCGCCGCTGCCGCCGGGCTGCGAGAGCATGTTAGCGAGCCCTTTGAGCGTGACGACACCCTGCACCAGGTCCTGGAAGATCGACTCGGTCCAACCGTAGAGCGAGCCGAATTGACGGAGCGGCTCCCAGACGCGCTCGAGCACCGGAAGGTCCCAACCGTCGACGCCGCGGGTCGACGTGTCCGAGGCTACCATCGTGCGATCGAGCCGGATAATGCGGCTACTGTGGATGATCTTCGCGCTGCTGTTGAGCGTGTACGTCTCGGGTTGGCGGTACGTCGGCGACGTCGGGTCGCGGTCCAGCGTCGAGCTGGGTGTGATCTCCCAGCGGTTGACCACGTTGATGAAGCGCAGCGCCTTCACCGCGTTCATGTTGACGGGGCGTTCGAGCCGATCGCCGGCGCCGTCGTCGATCCCCAGCACCATCGCTGCGCCGCCGTAGAGGCGATGGAGGCGCCACAGGTCGAAGACTTTGGACTGCGCGTCGATCTCTTCGAGGCTCTCCAGCGCTTGGCGCGAGAAGTCCTTCGCTGGGCGCCCGCTCTTGTCGGTCGCGCCGGTGATGCGAATCCAGCGCCGGGTGCCGTGCTCGGGGATCCGGTCGACGATCAACGGGAAGATGTCGTCCTGCTCGTAGAGGTTCTCGATCGTCTGCTGGTCGATCGGCGCGCGCGCGCAATATTTCGTTTGGAGCCGGGCGTCCTTGTTCGCTTGCCCGAGTCCGTTGACGATGTTGCTCCAGCCGTCCGCGCGCTGCGAGAGCATCGGCGCCAGGGCCTGCGCGAACGCGAGCACGGTGCCCATGTCGAGGCCGGCGGCGTGGCCGTTGGTCGGTGCGCTCTGGACAGGCGTATCCGTCACGCGCGGAGCGTGTTGCTGCTAGTTCCCCTGTGTCTGTGGTTAGGCGTCCGGCGGATCGAGCAACTCCCGAATGGCTATGCGGTCTCTTTGCGTGATGACGTCGTAGTGCGCCTTCCAGGCACGATCGTTCTTCTGTTTTCGGAGATGCGCGTCGACGCGCATCTCCGAAACGCCTTCGCTGTAATGTTGGAAGCAAATGAACTCGCGATGTTCGAGACACGGCGGCGGCTCACCTGGCAGCGCGTCCGCATTTGACCACAACTCCACGCGAAATTCGGCCCCCTCTCCACACCAGCAACGCTGCGGACCAAACCGTACGAGGTCGGCGTGGATCTTCTCGTACATTCGTTCGATGGCGTCACGCATCGACATCGCGTCAGTATACTCCGCGGCTGGACACAATAGCGATCAGTTCCTCGTTGCTGGTGTAGTGCTTGATAGGGTACCTCGATCCCACCGCAGTATAGTCGATCTCGATCGTCTCACTTGAGACGAATCCTGTGATCTCTTGGCCACCAAAGAAGACGCGTACGTTCATCACGTCGTACACGATCGGCCGCTTGGTCGCCGCGAGGCCGAGACCAGCCACGAACGGCGCTGCGAGCACTCCGAAGAATCGTCGTCGCGTGATCATTTCGCCTCCGTCGTTGGGCTCGATGCCGGCAACAGCAAGACCTGCTGGCGATCGGTCACTATCTCGAAGCCCGTGGCGTGGGTCCGTACTTCGACGAAGCCGAGACGCCAGTGGAACTCGCCCATCATGTGCGTTCGCGAGACCACGCTGTCCGGCAATCCGTACGTCTGTTCTATGATCTGAACAACGCTTCCACCGAGCGACGTCGTGCCGCCGAGATCCCACAGCAGAGCGTTGATCGCTTCGCTCTTCTTGCGCGCTATTTCGTCGGTGTCGATCATTTGAATCCCAACAGCTTCGAGAGGTCGTCGCTGTAAACCGCTCCGATCGGTTCTGCCTTCGGATCGTCGAGCTTCAGCACGCCCTGAATTATACCGAGCGGCCCGAGCGTGGCCTTGCCCGACGTGTTGATCCCACCTGCGACTGGCCAAACCCCATCGGCAGCGAGCCGCTCGTTGATCTCCACGCGAGTATCCATGATGCGCTGGAGCGCCTCGGGGTCGAGTAGATGGAGCGCGTTGAGCATGTCGACGATGCGCTCGCGTAGTGGCACGTTGACGTAGAGCGTGTGGCTGCTCGCGTAGCCTTCGATCGGCTGACCGTTGATTGATAGTTTCACGTCTTCTGGATTCATCACCACGCTCCCATCGCGCGCATACGCTGCTCGTTCTCTTCTCGCTCCGCAGCGGTAAGATCCGTTGCCGCCGCGAGCATCAACGCGTCGGCGCGATCAGGGCTCGGTAGCCCGCGCTTCTTCGCATCCTCTTTGCGTTCGATGCCGATGCGACCTTTGTTATCGTAGAAGTATTTGATCGTCGATAGCTGCGAGGCGAGTTCTTCGTCCGCGGGATCGATGTCGATCTCCCCGCGCTCAAACATTTCGCGCAGGCGCCAATAAAGCTCCGCCTTGAGGTTGATGAACCGATCGGGCTCCGTGACGGTCTTCGTCTCGCCGACGTTGATCGGTGTGACCGGCTCGTTCACGGCGTTGAGTTGATCGGTCACAGCGCCGCCGATCCCCGCGTCGTCCACGTGCGATGTCGTCGCTCCGGTCTTCATTCTCCACGCACACACATGCCCGGTTGTTGCCGCCGTGGAGAGACCGTGCGCGCCGAAGACGACGCGGAAGCGAGGGCCGTGGCGATGCATGATCACCGTTTCGTCCGCACCGAAGCGCGCCACGTCGACGCCAAGGTTGTTTGGATCGCCGTCTCGTGGAGCGAGGTCACGCTGTTGTGCGGCCTCGATCCAATGCAACGGGAGAAGCGTGTCCGGCGAGATGTCCGGAAAGAGTCCGAGTACGCGGGCCGCATAGTTCGGCGACGTGACGCTTCTCCCCCACCGCGCCCACCGCTTCGCCACCCATGCGGGCTCAACGAGTCTCGGATTCGGAAGCGGCCCGGTGATCTTCGCGCGCCACGTGTCGTTCTCGATGTCCTTCTGGGTGATGCCGAACGCCGTAAAGTTCGGCGTGTCGAACGCGCTGATCGCGATCTTTTTGACGTTCGGATCTTTGAACGCCTTCGCGAACTCGCCGTTGGGATTCGTCGGATTGCCGATCATCAGCAAGCGCGATCCACTCGACGACAGCACAGACGAAACACCTTCGTCGAAGATGACCGGTGAGACGCCGGACGCTTCATCGACGATCACCAGGATGTGCTCGGCGTGGAAGCCTTGGAAGCGGTCCGGATCATACTCGGGCGCTGTGAAGCCCCACGCGAACCACTCCTCGGAAAGCTCAAGTTCTTGCGTGAGCACGCGCCCACCAAGTGGCACCTTTGCTTTACGATGCGCGGAGCGGATCTCTTTCCACAGAATACCGCGCACCTGCCGGCGACCTGGCGCTGTAGTGATAACTACGCTGTCCGGGTGGTTGTAGAGGAACCAAAGCGCGCAACGAGAAGCGATGAAGCTCTTTCCCGCGCCGTGGCACGAGCGCACGGCTGTCTCTGGGTTGTCGCGAACCGACTCAATGATCTCGACCTGCTTTTGCCAGGGGTCATCACCGAGAACCTCGCGAACCCACCACTCGGGATTGGTCACCGCGCGGTCGCAGAGGACCAGATCATAGTTGGCGTCTTCTTGCTTCCGCGCCGCGCTGGACTTGCAGTTCACTTCTCTCCGGCTGTCTTCTTCGCGTGCGCAGACTTCACGAGATCAAGCCACGTGTTTTGGACCTGCACCGGCCCGCCGTCTTTGCCGGTCAAGCGCGTCTCCGTCTTGTCGGATTGGCCTAGCTCGTTTTTGCCGAGCCAAATCTGCATGGTGACGTTGCCTTCCATCGCGCTCGCGTATTGCCGCGCCCGGAGACATCCGCGCCCGATACCGGTGCCTCTTTTTATCGCGCCGGAAAGTTTTGGGTCTTTCGGCATGCGCTTTCGAAGCGTCCCTTCGCCGAGGTCGAGAATCGATTCAATGTCCTCAACAGTGGAGAACCGCTGCGCCAGCCGTTCGATCATGTCGTAATCCAACGGCATCGGCTTCGGGCCACGCTTCTTCAACTTCGACTTTGGCTTGCGCTTCGTCATGCAGGTTTTTGCGCGTGGCCCTCCCAGCTCGGATGGATGCAGTCAGCCGAACGGCATCGTTCCAGCATCGGACGCACGCTGTCCGGTGTCGGCTCATAAACCGAGAACGCGACACCGGCGCGCCGATCCGGGTCCCAGGCGGCAGGCACGGCGATACGCATCGTCGCAAGCGCGCCGCCCTTCCTGATCTGAGAGACGCCTTCGTCGACTTCGATCACCTCGCCGTCGAACGGAGCACCGATCCAGAGCGCGCGTATGGCCTTGGTCATCGTCCGTCTCCGGCGCCACGCAGCGCGCGATTGCCAGCCGTTCGCAGATCCTCCGGCGACACGACGAACGCCTCTTTCGTGCCGTCGTCGAACAGCAGGTCGATCGATTCAGAGCCGTCGTCGAGCGTCTGCCTGATCTCCGATCGGATGGCCCGGCCCCGCGCAGCCTCACGTACGAGGTCATCGAGATGCGCGCTCTCCGCGCTCTTGCGCAGCCGATCCGCATTGCGCCGATTCGTGTTCATTCGTAGGCCCTCATCATCCGGTCCAGCTGCGGCCTCAGGTCGTCGAGCCGGAAGCCCTCGCACTTCGCCGGGTCAATCCGCAGCACACGCATGATCCGCGCCTCCGTCTCGTCGATTGACGCCGCGACTGCCTCGCGCTTCCTCGCCCGCTCGCGTTCGCCGATCAGCCGCACGTTCTCTTCGTGCGTGACCTCTTGCAGGTGCGCCGGGTTCACGCACGGGCGGTTCTCGCATTTGTGGTCGAGTTCCAACCCGTCCTTCACCGGACCGCGCTCGTTCTCGTACGACGCCCAGTGCGCCTGTTTGGTCTTCCCCTGCACCGACACCTGGCCGTAGCCGTCTTTGTCGAGCGCGCCGGTCCACACCCAGCACGGGCCAAAGAGGCCGGGAGGTGCCACGCCGTCGCGCCGCGTGTGCTTTTGGATGCGCTCGGCGAGTGTCCGCTTGGTCATGCCCACGCTCCAACGACCGCTCGCGGCCACTCGCACATTCGAATGACTGTCTCGAGCGTTTCACCGCGCGCATGCAGGCTCGCATCAAACGCCTGAGGCAACTTCGTTTTCGGCTGTGACTCAGTGGATGCGTCGGTTATCGACGTAGCCACCCAGCGATCGCAAGCACGCATGCGGGTCGCGTCGAATATCTCGCCAACTTCGACGTCCACGTAAGCCTGACCGTAAAGCATCAGGCTGCGCTCCCACTGCGTCCGCATGGCCTCCGCCGCTTCGCCTACGATGTCGCGCCCGTTCGCACGACACTCAACTACGACCGCATCCCAAGCGCGATCCAGGTCTTCTCTCGAAATCATCGCGCCGCCTTTCGCAGCGTCGACTGCTCCTGCAAGCTGCATTGCTCAAGTTGCCGCGCCCAGGGCTCCGTCTCCCGCAGTTGCGCCTCAAGCCATGCGATCCGCTCCTTGGTCGGCAGAGGTGTCTCGACCGGTCGCCAGCATAAAGCCACAGCACACAACACGAGCGCGAGCAGGAACAGGGAGATCGTTGTCCTCATTTGCGGCTCTCCTCGGCTTCGCGGAGTTCCTTCAGCCGCTCGGCCAGCGCAGACACCTTCCGCGTCGGGTCGCTGTGACCCTGCTTCGAAGCGTCGAGCCCTAGGCGCTGGTACTCCGAGGCAGCGGCAACATACACCCCGTTGCGCACACGCTCGATGCGCCCGGCCTTGGCGGAGAACTGGATCCGCTTGTCGGCGCCCTTGTGGCTGAGACCGGTGAAGGCGACAACGACGCGGTTGGTGATTTCGCCGCGGACGATCGCGAGCGCGACGGTCTGGTCAATGGCGATCGTCCGCGGCGTCTTGGGTGTGCCGGCGCCTCCACGAGGCTCGCGCTTTGGGCGCATAGGTTTGGTGTTGGGTTGCGACGCCGGCGCATCATCGACCGTCTCGACCTGCGGGCGAGCGTACGGCGAGACAGGCACCTCGGAGCAGGACTCGCGATCGATCGCCAGGGTCTCGGCATCTACGCCGAGCGCTGCGGTAAGACGATCCAGGGTTGGCCGTGACGGGCGCGCGCGTCCAAGCTCATAGACGCTGATGACCGAGTGAGACACGCCCGCGATACGCGCGAGGTCGGTTTGCCCGAGACCGCGGGCGAGACGGTAGGTCCGTAGCCGTGTCGGGAAGTCCAGCGGGAGATCGTCCGGCTCGTCGAGAAAAGCCCGCGAAGCCGACGACAGCACCTTCAGGCGCGCGCCCGGAGCCAGCGGGCGCAATGTCTCGGCGATCGCCTTCTGCGCCGCGGCTTCGGCGAGCATGGATTCCAGCGGGTCGCGTCGCGTGTCGCAGGCTTCCAACGCCTGAGATAGTAGCAAACCACGTGCGGGGAACTCAAAGGGGAAGTCACGCCTTTTATCGATCGGCGCTGACACATCACCGGCGTTTATGGGTCGTCGCCCTCGGCTACGTAATCGTTTTCAAGATAATCGTACAACTGAAATCAAATCATCAACTTAGCCCACATAGGCTGCTATTTTTTCCAAGATCTCTCACGACGCTCCGCCCACTCGCGCCAAGTCTCCTTCGATGGATCGAAGTCTTCGACGGCTAGGCTCTCCGCCTCAAGAGCGGCGCGGACGCTGAGCCACCCATGCTTTAGCACAAGCAATCTCTGCGTCAGCATGCGGACCTGCTCTCGGAGCCTCGCAGCACGCGCCACACTTCCCGCAGTCGTATTCACTCGCGCTCTTGTTCTGAGTTGCTGAAGGCGTTTTCATCGTTGCTGATCTCGAGGTTTTGGCGGGTCGTGCGGATGGTCAGACGTGTAATGGTTCAGCGCGCAGGCAGGACACATAATCAACATGCACTCCTGACACTGCATCATTGAACCGATGATCTCGCCGTGCGCGCGGTTTTCTTCGCAGTGCAGATTTCGTTCGCCGGCCAACACCTCGAAGCCGTCCGGAGCAGAGCTGGCTGTGGCGCGCGCGGTGTTCGCTCTCGGAAGAGCGGCGAGCCATGCCGCCGTAGCCTCACCGATTGCCAGCGCTTGCTCTCGCGTGGGCGGATCGTCGCAGAACTCCCACGACTGAACGCCTACGGGCGAAGCGCCGCCGATCTCCAGCGTGATGTAGCCACCGCGGGTCACCGTGACGTGCGGACCGAACTTCTTCGACTCCATCTCGATGGTCCATTCGTCAGCTTCTGTTTTCGCGTCGGTTGCTTTCAAAGACATCGATGTTGATCCTCAGTTCCAATAGGAACAAACACACCATGCAGGCTCTTTGTATTCGAGACCGACCAATTCACAGAAGGCGCGCAACTTTGTGAACCACTCTTCTTTCCAGTAGAAGTGGTCGGGCTGAAACGTCTCTATGTCGCCGCGGCAAACTCGCGTGTAGGTCGTCTTCACGGCGAGTGCATAAAGCGGATGATCACCCGAGCAATGCTCGACCACTTCCACGTCGAGCTTCGCGATCGCCTCGCGTTTCGCATCCCAGTACGCATGATAGGCCGGCTTTGTTTCTTCGGAGTATTCGGCGGTAGGCGACTTCACGCCAAGCTTCGCAGCGACGAACTCCTCCCAGTCTTTGGCCTCAGCGCCCGGATTCTCCCAAAACGCCGTTCCGTCTTCGCCACCTTCGATCGGGAATCCGAAGAAGATTTTTGCATCCGTGCTTTGCCCCATCGCTCAAGCCCTCCGTTTTTCGGCAGCGAACGTCATAGAAACAGCCGAGTCCTTTCAGCGCGCACGTCACCATGCTCGGGATCGCGCTCGCCGATTCTATCTTCTTCAGGAGGCGCCGCACCTTCGATGCCCGTGCGCGTGTGATTGCCTCGCGGAATGCGCGGAATTCGGGCTCTTCCTCTGCACGCTCGATGTAACGATTGAGGGTCGACTGATCGAGCCCAACGAGGTCACAGGCGTACTTGATCGGCATGCCCTCGCGGATGAGCTTACACAGCGCCTTCGTCAGTCCGGGGATAGTGTCGAGCTTCAGCTTACGCCCGACCTTTTTGGTCGGCTTCTCGGTCATCGCGCCTGATCCTTCTTCGCCCGCGGTCGCCCCGCCGGCAGTTCGCCGTCCTCGGCCGGGAACGGCTGTCCCCCGTTGTGCTCATGTTGCAGTGTGCGCACGCGGTCTCGGATCGCCTCGCGAAGCTCACCCGCGAGCGTCAGTCCTCGGGAGCGGAGCGCATGTACCGCGTGGCGAAGAGGGCGGAGCTCGGCCTCGAGGTTGTGTCGCCACCGCTTCGCTTGTCCGCTCGCCGGATCGGGCATCCGCGGAGCAGTGTACCACAGATTAGACCGGGTCTAAAGACAGCTTGGCGTCCATGTCCGGATGCGGTCTACCGCGGTCAGCTTGTGATCTTCTATCTTCGTCCGTCTTCACTCCTTAGGCTCCTTTGGCGTGCCTGTCGGGAGAGAGTTGCTCTTCCTCGCGTACAAGCGCCCCCACTTCTTCCCGGTAAAGTCGATCACGCCGGCCTTCACGAGTTTATAGATCGCAGAGTGCAGGTCCATAGTCGCTCCGCGTGGGTGCACCTTTTTAGCGATCGCTCTGATGCTCCATGACTTCATTCTAGCGCCCGTGTTCGCGTCGAGAATCTTCAGCACCGTCGCCGAAGCGCTGGTCGAATCATCGAGCGCATCAGGGCAGA